GATACCTCCATTTGACTACTTCAAAAGAAAGCATAAGCCGATTGAAGATACAATAAGAAGTGTAACTAGAGATCCAAATGATCCTATGAATGTTTTAGCAAATGAAAAGACTCCTACCGATAATCCCTACTATCAATTTGTATTAAAAGAGATGTGTGGTGGAATGACACATAAAGAGTTCCAAAGAAGTTTAACAAAAACAATGAATGCTATGGATTACATTGAAGAACATGGCGTTAAATATAATAGAGTCTCATCATGGCTTATGGAGAATGGATACACCAAACAGTCCGATAAAGCAATGGAAATTCATAAGAAACTAGAACAAGGTAACAACATAATGAGAAGACTAGTTACTATTCCTAAAGACTATATAGGAGCCTTTGTTGGTCATATGCCACTAGAACTTACACATCCAGATGAAGACAGGTTTCTAACTATTAGAGAATGTTTAACTATTATGGGTTTACCTGATGATTTTCAGCTGCAAGGAGGAAAGAAGAATATTAACCATATATGCCAAAATGTTCCAGTAGGAACAGCATCAGATATGGCAGATCAAGTTTTAAAATTTGTAGATGGAAGACTGGATAACCAATTAATAGACGCTGAATTTATAGTTCAATGTAACAAATCAAGAAATGTAAGCTATGAAAAAACTGGTTTACAATTAGATGAATTTATGATATAATGCTAAAAGGAGATTTGCCTTGGAAAGAAAAAGACTAACAAACAATATTATAATTGGAGTAACACTAGGTTTGCTCGCAGTTTTAATTGATATTTACCTTATACCAGGAGGAATGTATTAATGTCAATAATGGATAAACTAAAAACTAACTCAAAGATAAAAGAGTCACAAGTACTCGCAGAATCTAAATTCTTCACTGAATCTGATATGGTACCAACTGATGTACCTATGATAAACGTAGCTTTATCTGGTTCAATGGATGGAGGATTGGCTCCAGGCCTAACAGTATTGGCCGGCCCTTCAAAACACTTTAAGACATCATTCGGTTTAATTATGGCGAGTGCATATCTTAAAAAATATGATGAATCAGTATTATTATTTTATGATTCAGAGTTTGGTTCACCACAATCTTACTTTGAAAATTTTGATATTGATACTAGTAGAGTTCTACATACACCTGTCACAAACGTAGAAGAATTAAAATTTGATATAATCAGTCAACTAGAACAGTTGGATAGAAAAGATAAAGTAGTTATAATGATAGATTCGATTGGTAATCTTGCATCAAAGAAAGAATTAGAAGATGCGATCAATGAAAAATCAGTAGCTGATATGTCAAGAGCTAAAGCACTTAAAGGTTTATTTAGAATGTGCACACCTTATTTAAATATGAAAGATATACCTCTTGTTGCAGTCAACCATACATATCAAGAAATAGGTTTATTTCCAAAAGCAGTTGTTTCAGGTGGAACAGGAATATACTATTCAGCCGATAATATATGGATCTTAGGTAGGCAACAAGATAAAAAAGGACAGGACATTCAAGGCTATCACTTTGTAATTAACGTGGAGAAATCAAGATATGTCAAAGAAAAATCTAAAATACCTATCACTGTTTCTTGGGAAGGCGGCGTCCAAAATTATTCTGGCCTTCTTGATGTTGCCATTGATGCTGGGTATTGTAATAAGCCTTCCCCTGGATGGTATGCAATTAAAGACAGTGATAAGAGAGTCAGATACGATGAAACCCTTACCAAAGAATTCTGGGATCCTGTATTTAGCCAAACTGATTTTAAAGAATACATAAAAAAGAAATTCTCAATATGAATGATTTAAAGTTTACTACTGCAGGAGAATATATGTCATCGCCTAAAGAATATGAAGAAAATATAGATTACGAACTAACTCCAGCAGAAGAAAATAACTATGGATGGAATGTTCGTATCTTAGTTGGTTTATTTCCAGAAACAGTCATACGTTTTGGAAACTTAGCAGCTAATGAAAAAGAAGGACACTTA